ATTATGGAGATTCCTGAATTGGTTGTGCCGGAACATATGAAGAAATTCGACGGCTTGCCGATGAAAGAGAAAGACGCGAAGATGAAAGAGAATATACGCTATTCTCTAAGAGATAGATATGCGTACATCGAGCAGCAGCAAAGGGTTAATATCATGGATCGTCTGAGAACGTTGGATAATTGCAACAAAAGCTATGAGCTGCAGCAAGCAGCTATTGGGCTTTGTGAGAAATACCCGCTTTACTTCGTAAATATGTGGGCGCGGACGTATAATCCGAGATTGCAATGACACAACGCGCATATGCCATTTATGACGTATCCGTTCCAGGATCAATTTATCTGCGATGTGATCGATCATATTTTTAACTGAGACGGACTTCTGGCGGTAGAAAAATCTAGAGATATGGGCTTTTCTTGGTTGATGGTGGTATTACTTACACGGTGATTTTTATTCCACGGTCGATCATCTTTGATGTGATCGTACAAGGAGGATTATGTTCATGAATCTGGTAACATGGATTCACTTTTCGAGAAAATATTCTACATAATCAAGAGGTTGCCGACATGGATGACTCCAAACGATGTTATTATGAAATACATGTCTGTTTCCTCTAAGATAGGCGGCGAAAGGCAGATGGTATGAGACTCAGGTGAGAATTTCGGAACAGGGTGACGTACTACTGCGATTTATGCAGATGAGTTTGCGTTGTGGTCAAACGATAAGATAGCTTTACGTAAAACAGCCGACATTACAGAAGCGCGTATTATTGGTGGAACTCCTGAAGGAACTATGAACGAGTACGGTAAGATCATGACGAATGATCCATCATACAAAAATGTTATGATCCACAAAATCTCGTTAAGATGGAGTTTGCACCCACTGAAAACGCAGGCGCGATACGATTACCAAAAAGCTACGCGTACATCTTTGGATCTTGCAAAGGAAATAGATATATCATATACGGATTCAGTAACATGACAAGTTTACCCGAACTTCTTACGTCTTTCGCGCTTTGAAGAGAAAGTCTTCTACAATCCTGGAAACATGCTTTTCCGCTCTTTCGATTTTGGCTTGGATATGAACGTCTGCATTTACGCTATGGTTGACCATACATACAATTTGGTATACATATTCGATGCAGTACAGCGCCACCGCCGAGACATCCGTAAGTTTGCGTGATTGGTAATAGGGAAACCAACGCCATGATTTAATGATTATGATGAGGAAGATTATAGACACATGACGAAATCTGTATGCTATAGGATGCCAAACTGAGATTTTGGTGATCCATACAATTCTGATAGTGGCACCACAATAGATCCAAAAAATACTATACGCACTGTATTTGGTGAGTATTGAATAAATTTGCATACCAACCATAAAAGTACTATTGCATCCAGAATAAGAACCGCAACGCTTTCTTTGCCGCGCCTTGTAGTAAACAAAGAGCTTACAGATTTTATTTCTGCAATCGTGCAATCAAAATACCCACAGAGAAAAGAATCGTCACAATCCACTGCTGATGAGAGGAAGCCGATACACGATGGCAACTCCCACTACCGCACTGCATTTGAATATTTGCTTGACAATCTATACGATAGCAATATATTGCAAGCAAATTCTTGAGTAATTGTTGAAGCAATGTAGATTTATTCTTAGTTTTTCTCCATGGATGTGCTAAACTTATCAGATATGCAAGTTACCGCGCTTATGGATAAATGCGCAGGAGAGTTTAGCGAATCATACCAGGCGTTTAATGCGTTGAAGCTACGTTTTAATGATCGTAAAGATCTTATTGCCAAGATCGACAAAGCAGAAACAGAACTTACCGACAACACAATAGCTGGCTTGAGACGTACATACTTAGCGTTGTACTACACAGACCAGATGAAAGTACAAGTAGTTGGAACGAACCCATATACCCGAGAAACGTGAGAGGACTGGACCAATATGTTCGAGTCTGACTACAACAATTGCAATATGGATGTGCGAGATTATATCGTACAAACAAATAGATTCGACTACTGAGTCGGGATCCGTTTTGTGCATTGATGGAACGAGAAGACAAACACACCAATCTACACCGTAGAATCTACTATATCACGACGACCAGATCCGAGTTGATGGCTTACTCCAGAGAATTTTTCCTATATGGCTTTCGAACGCACTGCTAACTTGCAGCGCGTCAAGGAAGTTTTAAGAGGTTATGTCGCACAAGATGTGCTTGATAATTTATCGCCAAGTATTTCACCGACTGAACAGCAAAAGGAGCAAGCGGAAAAGAACCATAGATTGATTCAGAATGCAGGTGGTACAAAGTATGATATTACCCTGATCTATCATCTCACTATGCGAGATATAGACGGTAGCGGTGAAGAAGTGCCGATACAGGTTTGTTTGACGAACGATAAAACATTTCTGTACGCTAAAAAAATTGGCGCACTCATAGATGCGATGAAATCCACAAACCCACAATTTCAATCGTTGAGACGACCTGTCGCACTGAATTATTTCGAACCAGAAGAGTGAAACCCTTTTGGTATTTCTCTTTTTGACTACGCGGAAGACCCACAGAAATTTAAAACGCTTTTCTTTAATCTTATGAAGATTAAAGCGGTCAAACAAGCTATGTGAGGAACAATGGTAATTGATAAATTGGCATATAAAGCAAACAAAGCTATCTTGGAAAGCAAGAAAGTATGAATGAAAATATTGCCAGTTGATAGCGATCCAAGTAGATGAGTGCAGGGGATGGCTTCTTTCTTGCCAGAAGATCAATTGAGCCAGGATGTATACAACTTCCCACAGATCATTGATGCGAAACTCCAAGACAATCTTTGATTGTCTGACCAAGTACGCTGATTGGATGACGGGAAAGTGAAGACAAAAGCGGAGGTGATAAACACACAACAGAATGCAAACATCAATTTGTTGTTATGAAATAAGATAAATGCATGGGGTGAGCGCAATTTCCGATCATTGTTCTACGTGTTCTATAAACATTACCGAGATAGTGCAAGCAAGAAGCTCGTAACAATCAATAAGGGTATTATGAACACGAGTATCTATTACACCCGCAAAGATATGATCGACTACGTTGATCCTATGATTAACGTAATGAATAAGTCAAGTATAGATCAGATAAATGCAAAAGCGCTGGAGAGCTTGCAGCTTACATTTATGCAAGACGTCCAGGATCCAGCTATGCCTGAGATCTCAAAGAGATATTTGAAACGCAAAATGAAAAGGTTGATTGGTTGATTATCTCGCCATGAGCTAGATATAATCTATCCACCCTCAGTAGAGGAGATGCAAGCAAAGCAAGATATATTGCTTTTGAATAGAAACATACCCGTCAAGATTCGCAGCATGGATGAGAACCACATAGACTATATCATTATTTACCAAATGGCTTTGCCGACTCCAGCTACTGTATCTGCTATCGAGATGCGTAAGAAAGCATATATTGCTTCGTGACAAGCGAAGCAAGCAATGTTACTGCAACAACAGGCGATGCAGTGAGGCAATTGAGGATTAGTAAATGCAGCACAGAATCAGATGTTGTCGCAGTCGCAGAATCAAGTGCCGAGTAATCAGTGATAATTCTCTTTTTTATATTTTTGGTAGCCCATGAATGATTCAGTTTTGAATGTATGACACAACGGTCCGAATCGTGCCGAGAGAAGAGCGCGGAAACGTACTCGTCCAAAACATATTGTGAATACTTCGCATATTCAGGAGCAATTGGAGAAACAAAGAAGCAGAAACAAATATGATGCTGCCGGCACCATAATTTCTTGGCTTGACTATTTGAGGAATAAATATAATACTCGTACAAAGAAGGTAATAGCATTGTCAAATTACCTTTAGAACTTTTTTACCACTTTTTTTGTAGCCAATGTTTACACTTATGGAATGAACTCTAATATCTTTGCCAGTTTTGCGAGATAGATACAGAGCTAACAATGTAGAGCTATTGAATAATATTCAGAACAAAAGAGTTTTCCCAACAGTACTTAAGAGTTTTGAAGATTATTTTGACGCTAATTGATATATTCATGAGAGACCAATGACTGATGCTGAGTTTAGGCAGTATTCTAATGACCCTATTGAGGTAGAACAGTATAAAACAGCATATACAAACCATTATCTTGAATACAAAAAGCAAAAAGATCTATATGAGAACATAGACAAAACAATTGCAGAGTTTG